AAAAAAGATATAGCACCTAATATTACAGTTCGTTCTATTCCTAAAGATGAAATGAATACCATGTATGAAGGTTATAGTTTAGGATTTGCAAAAGAAGGAACACAAGAGCATATAGTGTTTCAAGTTGGTAGAATACCTTCTGCTAAAGAGCTATTTTTAGATGATGAAAATTTAAAAGATAAAGATACCACAACAACTGCACCATTATTTAAATCAGAACATTTTGATATAGAATATGGAACTAATACTTTTGCACATGCTAGGACACAAGTTGGATTTGGTGACCCAGATTCACGCCCAGCAGATTATGATATATCATCTGAAGATATTAAAAAATTTGATAATACTTTAATAATTGATGAAATACAATCTGATTGGTTACAGCAGATACAAAAAAAAGGAACTTTTGAAGATCATACCGTTATTGATAACCATGATATTGTAGATTATCTTAATAAAAATAATATAGAATATAAAATTTTACCCCAAGAAGAATATGGTAAAAAGACTGGTCAGCCTAAAAATGAAAAATATAAAAGCTATATAAAGTTTAAACCTACAGGGTACGCAACTAAAAGAACAATACCAATAGTTAAAGAAAAAAATACTAGATTTGAAATATTTACAAAAGATGGTGAGCATGGTGAATCTATTTTTGGTAATGTTAATAGTCTAGACGAGGCAATAGAATATTTTAGAAAAAGTGGAACATATGGTGTATCAGATTTTCCTATAAAAGAATCTAAAAAATTTGTTGAGTTGGTTTTAAATAAAATGATTGAGAAAGCTGTTCTTGATGGTAGAGATAGCATTGCTATTACCAATGGGCAGATACAGGCTAATCGTTATGATGCTATGGGTGAAGAAGAAAAAGAAGGACTTAAAAAATTTTATGATGAAATCGTATTAAAACAACTAGAAAAAATTGCAGATAAATATAATGTTAAACTTGAGAGAATAGATATTAATGACCCTAAAGAATTTTTGCCTGATACAATGGAAAAACTTAATATAGATAATCAAATTAAAAGAGCACAGGATGATGGGTATACACTACAAATATTATCTGGAGAAATGTTATATGAATTAGTTAATAATCGTGATTTACCAGGACATGCCAGTATTTATAGTAATGAAGGTAGAGGTCAAGGTGTTGATTATATTATGAATACATTATCTAACGAAAAACAATTAGAAGATAATTATTATATCTGGACTAAAGAAAATATTTCAGAAGATATAGACAATTTAAATATAAATAGAGACTTTAAAAATATAGTCTGGGAATTGCCTATTGTTCCTGTTAATGATGCAACTGGTGGTACGCCTACAACTGATTTAACAGATTATACAAATTATCTTACTAATTATAAACCACCTGAAGGAGTAGACTTAGGTTATTCTAAAGACACAGAACAACTTATTAAAATGAAACTACCCAAAAAATTACAGAAAGAAAGACTAAGCAAACCTATCAAACTAAGTAAAGTTAAAACACAAACAGATAGATTATTTGCATAAAAAAAGGGAGCCATAAAGACTCCCCTAGCAACAACACAAGACTTCCTGATTTTA